ATCTGTTAACTTGTATGGGCGGCTCGTTATGGTACGCTCAAGGTAAGTGGCGTATGAAACCCGCTTACTGGACAAGCACAGTTATGGACTTAGACGAGGATGATTTTCGTTCTAGTATAGATGTAAGTACTCGTCACTCTCGTAGAGATAACTTTAATACTGTAAAAGGTACTTTCAGGGGTGAAGAGTCTAACTGGCAGGTTACGGACTACCCACAGATTAATAATTCAGCCTTCGTTATTGCAGATGGTGGGCAGGAGTCTGTTGCTGACGTAGACTTACCCTTTACTGATAATAGCATTGAAGCCAGACGTATTGCTAGGATTAGCTTAGAGAGCAACCGACAACAACTTACTATCAACGCAGCCTTTGGCCTTAGAACTTTAGGACTACAGGTTGGCGATAATGTAAGGATTACTAACACTAGGTTTGGTTGGAGTAACAAAGAGTTTCAAGTTTTGTCTTGGTCTTTTGGTCTTACAGATGGCCTTGATCTGCAAGTCAATATGACGCTGAGAGAAACTGCTGAATCTGTATATGATGAGGTGGACGATGGTGTAGTCTACGAAAGAGATAACACTACTTTGTTGTCACCTTTTGAAGTACCTAACCTTGGCATAAATATTAGTACTGAACTAAGGAGGGTAAAGGGTAAGACCCTTGGTGTTCTTCTGCTTGATATTAACAACACAGAAAATATCTTGGACACAGCAGAGGTACAGATTAGAAAGTCCTTAGTGGAATTTAATGAACCTGACTTTACTTCCGTAGCAACTATGGGTTCATTTGTAGGTACAGATAGGGTTGAGGTTGTTGCAATAGAAGAAACCCTTTACGATATAAGGGCTAGGGCAACTAACTCTCTTGGAGTTCACGGTGAGTGGAACACTATAAGTAATTACTCTGTAGAAGCCTTAAGTGTACCTCCTGCTGATGTAACTAACTTTGATGGTAACGTAGTTGGAAGTAACTTGTTCCTTAGTTGGACCCCTGTAGCTGACCTAGACTTAGCCCACTATATCATAAGGTACTCCCCTTTAACCAGTGGGGCAGTATACTCAGAAGCAGAGGATATAGCAGAAGTACAGGTAGGTAGTAGTACCCTTGCTTTACAAAACGCTGGTGTAGGAACTTACTTTATCAAGGCTGTGGATGATACAACAAGTGGGTCTAACGCCTCTGTAAACCCTGCTGTGTTTGTCGTTACTTCCATAGGGCTTGAAGACCTTAATGTTGTAGCCACACTAACGGAGAACCCTTCTTTTGCTGGTGTTAAGTCTAATGTGTCTAAGAATAGCAGCGGTTATTTAGAACTGGGAGGTTCCCTACTGTTTGATAGTGCTACAGGACTATTCGACTCTAGGAGTGGTGAATTAGATGACTTCTCTGGGTATGTTTCCTCTGGTATATACTACTTTAATAACGCCCTTGACTTAGGGCAGAAATATACAAGCCGTTTAAACTTTTCCTTTACCAGCACAAGGGTTGATAGGACTGACCTATTTGATTCTGCTACAGGTAACTTCGATGATAGGGCTGGTGTATTTGATGGAGACCCTACCGCCTTTAGTGATACTACAGTTTCTATGCAGCTAAGGCATACAAATGATGATCCTACTGGAACACCTACTTGGTCTGATTGGCAAGCCTTCTCTGTGTCTGATATAACAGCTAGGGCTTTTGAGTTTAGGCTATTACTATCCTCTACAGACACTAATGTTACCCCTGTCGTAAGTGCATTGTCGGTAACAGTAGATATGCCTGATAGGACTGCTTCAGGAAGTGATATAACTTTTACAGGAACAACTAATGTCACCTTTGATGATGCCTTTGCAGTTACGCCAGCTATAGGACTATCCTTAGCTAACTTAACTAATGGTGACAGGTACACGATAACAAACAAGACCCGAACTGGGTTCACTATTAACACTTTTACTGGGGGATCGGCAAGTACAAATAGTGTGACCCTAGACTATGTAGCTAAGGGCTACGGAAAGGAACTAACGTAATGTCGCAACACGACTTTAACATTGCTAATCAAAGTTTTCCCGCTACTAGGACAGACTTAAACAACGCTCTCGCAGCACTAGCATCTAATTCCTCTGGTGACACGGAGCCTTCTACTACCTACGCAAACCAATGGTGGTATGAGACTGACACTAACATTCTTAAGATCCGTAATGAGGCTAACAATGGTTGGGTAAATGTAATCACCTTAGATGCAAGTATGACTGCTTCTGCCTCAGAACTAAACCAGCTTGATGATATTACTAGGGGGTCTATCCTTTATGGTAATGCCTCTGGTGCTACTGCTAGACTAGCTAAGGGTGGTGCTGGAACAGTATTAACTTCTGATGGTACAGACATTAGTTGGGCCGCTGCTGGTGGATTTCCAACGGGGTCAGTAATTTACCACGCAGCTAACACTGCGCCTACGGGTTTTCTTAAAGCAAATGGTGCGGCTGTTTCACGTTCAACTTATTCTGATTTGTTTACGGCAATCAGCACTACCTTTGGCGTGGGTGATGGATCTTCTACTTTTAATGTCCCTGACCTTCGTGGTGAGTTTCTTAGAGGTTGGGACGATAGCCGTGGCGTTGATAGTAGTCGTAGTTTTGGGTCTGCACAAGCTGATGAGCTAAAGTCACATGACCACACACAAAGGCCGGAGACAGGTACACGCCATCTTGGCTTATTCTCAAGCAGCGGCGGTACATGGCCTAATGAACGGGATGGAAACGTCATTGGCGGAACTAATACGGGTGCTACAGGTGGAACAGAAACTCGCCCACGAAACATAGCATTGCTTGCTTGTATTAAATACTAAGGAGACACAGATATGAACGTATATCAAACAGACCTAAATGGTGTTTTCGTAGGCACCACAGTAGCAGACAAAGACCCGTTGGATAGTAATAACTGGCTAATCCCAGCGGGTTGCGTACAGACCACACCACCAACTATCACTGACAGCCAGTTTGCTAAATGGAATGGTACAGAGTGGGTTGTAGAAGATACCCCTGCCGTGGAGTCCGACCCAGAACCTGAGCCTATCGCACCAGAGATTTTAGTCCGTGCAGAACGTGATAAACTATTGATGACCTCAGATTGGACACAGGTTGATGACTCTCCTGTAAACAAGTCTGCATGGGCAACATATAGACAACTTCTACGGGACGTACCCGCACAATCAGGCTTTCCAAATTCAATAACATGGCCTACTAAACCATCTTAAGGAGCAACCAATGGGATACAAACTAGGACTACGAAGTAAGCAGAACTTGTCTGGGGTACATCCTGATATGGTTGCTGTTGTTAAAAGAGCATTAGAGATTAGTGAAAAAGACTTTAGTGTAACTGAGGGTGTTCGTAACATTGAACGTCAGCGTATGCTTAAGAGGACAGGTAAATCAACTACACTTAAGTCTCGTCACCTGACGGGTCATGCAGTTGATGTTGTCCCTTACCCTGTGTCGTGGGAGTGGGACGAGTTCTACCCTATTGGTGATGCTATGAAGGCTGCTGCAAAGGAACTAGACATTAAAATTGTATGGGGTGGTGATTGGAAGAAGTTCCCAGATGGGCCACACTTTCAGCTAGACTGGAAAGCCTACCCCTGTGACTAGGGGGGAGGAAGACTGCTTCGTAATGGGTAAAAATATATCGGCAACACTACTGTTTGCCTTGGTTCTTCAAGCTGCAATGATAGTTTGGAGTATCTCTCAAATGAGGGCAGACGTAGATGCTAACTACGCCTCTATAGTTAGAATAAGTGGTGATGTAAAAGCTGTTGAAGCATCGTCTAATATGCAAGCCGTGCAACTAGGTAAGATCGAAGAGAACATAAAGGGAATTAAAGAGTCCCTTGAAAGGATGCTTGAGGTCATGGAGAAAGACTAATGCTAGACCCCATAACGGCTATATCAGCCTGTACTGCTGCCTTCACTATGACTAAGAAGCTAGTGAAACATGGTAGGGAGATTGAAGACGTTATGGGGCAGCTAGGGGAATGGTTTGGAGCCGCCTCTGATCTTGCTAAAGCTGAACAACAAAGAAAGTCCCCTTCCACTATACAGAAGCTAACTTCTGGCGATAGTATAGAAAAAGAAGCCTTCGACATAATAGTACACAAGAAAAAACTAGCGGCTCAACAGAAAGAGCTAATGTTTCTATTGAACATGAGGTTTGGCCCTAATACTTGGGAAGAGATGATTAAGTTAAGAAGGCAAATCAGGAAGGAAAGAGAAGAGACTGTCTATAGGGCTATGGAAGCTAAGAAAGAGATGATTAATAACTTAGGCATGTTTGCCTTGTCTGTAGGTATATTGGTTGTTGTCTTTGGTGGTGTATACTTAATTGGTGTAGGTACTGGTACGTGGTAAAAATATTATTGCTGACACTCTTAATTTCCACTGTAGGGGTAGTAGAGGCTAAAGAACCTAAGATGGTTACTTGTCACTTGTGGAAGTATATTTCCATTATGGGGGTACAACAGTGTTGGTATCGTGGTCCTAATGGCTCATCTGCTACATACTTCCCTACACCCTTAATACCCAAGTATGAATACGGATCAGCTTTCAGACAATGCCCAAAGAGTTTTGAGTGTGTCTATAAGTTTAAGAAACGCAGACCATCAGCTAAAGAAATACTGGATGGATTAAAGGAGGATTTTGAATGACTGTAGCAATGGAAAGAATGCTTGCTTGGAAGATACTTCCCAGGATTATGATGTTAGTTATGACCTACATGTATATGGAAGTGTTGTTTTGGTTTATGAATCTACCACCTGATGCCATGACTTCACAGGCCACTGCACTAACTGCAACTGTAACAGGCGCAATCACGGGAGCATTTTCCGTATGGTTGTCACATGAGAAGTGATAGCCCTATACACAAAGAAGTAAACAGATTTATGTGGATTGTTAAGGGACAACTAGCTCCAGATGGGTACAGTGACCAAGACTACATAGATGTACACGACAGCTACTTTAAGAGGCTCTGGGGCAATCATGAGAACTGTGTCCACGAAGAGGGCTTTGAAGAAGCATACAAGGAGAAATACGAATGATAGGAGCGATAATTAACAGTCTGTCAGGCTTGGCTACCAGCATTATAGATGGTAAAACACAGATCAAGCTAACTGAGGCAGAGATTAAAAAGAAGCAATTAACTGGGGAGATTGATTGGGACTTAGCAGCTATAAAAGCTACGGAGAACTCTTGGAAAGATGAATGGATTACACTTCTATTCTCGGTGCCACTTGTCCTTGCGTTCATGCCTTTTGCTTGGGCAGAAGACTTGGTAGCTAATGGTTTTGCAGCCCTTGAAGCAATGCCTCAGTGGTATCAAATTTCCCTTGGTGGGATCGTTAGTGCCAGTATAGGTTTACGGTCAATAAGTAAGTTCTTTGGTAATAAATAAACACAAGTGTATATACATAAAGTAAAGCCCCTGCGTCCACTCAAGGATACAGGGGCTTTTTTTATGGTTTGTTGTGTTCTTCTTCTAGGTGCCTAAACAGAGCATACATAGGAACCTTCATCTTAAAGTCTATTTCCTTCTGTAGCCTGTCCACTTTTCCCGTTAACCACAGTATCAACAA